CAGCCCACCCATCTGGCAATGATCCAGCCCATAGCCCGCGCACACCCTTCCCGACACCCCTTCCTCCAGCCTTGTAAACCTCAATAAATCTTTCCAATGAACCCTTTCCAAGCGGAGACATAAATTGCTTTTCTTTTGCAAGATATTTTTCTGCAAAAGGTTTCCCGACAACAGGAACTTTGCTCACAACCGGCCTTACAATATTTCTTTCTATTTGATCCAATAAGGATGCAACCTGTCTTGTCGAAGCGCGGGTTGGCATATTGACGGTATTTCCCAATATGTTTGCACCCTGTGACACTGATGTTAGTAGATTCCCCCTAATGAAATCTGGAATTTGCTGTCCTATAATTTCCTTTGGCACTAAATCCGCCTCAAATTTAGCTAACTCTCCAGCAGAATTCCAAAGCTTTTTTTGCGCTTCTTCTGCTGCTTTTTCAGTTGCTTTTGACAAATCGCTTCTTGCCAGAGCAAATGCATCCTCTTTTGCTTTTTCTGATGCTTGAAAATTCTTAAATAAATCAATAGCTTTTTGTCTTAATTCTGGAGTAAATTGCTTCCCAACTTTTGCCAGATCTTTTTCTTCTTTTGTAGCAAATTGCCTTGCAGATTGTTGCAATGTTTTCTCAAGAATATAGGCATATCCATCTGGAGTTGTTTTTATTAATTTTGCAATGTTTAATAATTGACCTGCCCCAGTAAACTTTTTAACCAAATTTTCAAACATCATATCTGCTGTTTGAATATCTCCAGCAATTCTAGCATCTTCCATCATTACAGCTTTTGCGACATTCCCGACATTGTCATCAGCCTGTGCAACCGCAATTCTTTGTTCTGGTCTGAGAGATCTTACGTCATCTGCAATTTTTGTTGGAGACATTGTGTTGTACAATGATCTTTCGTCTGCAATCTTTTTTGCAACAGCATCTTGAGTCTTCGGATCTGTAATTACCCTTTCAGCAAATTGACTTACTTTTTGACCATTTCCTGGCTCTGGTATTAGTTTAGCTCTTTCTGCCTGTATTTCTCCAATGGTTTTTGTTCCGCCAAGAGGTAATTCTTGTTGTACTGGAATTGCTTCTGTTACGCGCTCTGCAACCTTTGGTGCTACCGCCTCAATCGTTTCTGGAGCGGCAGTTTCTGCCTTTGTAAATGCGCCACGAATTGCCTGTCCAGCGGTAGAAATACCCTTGCGACCAACGCCAATTGCCGCACCTGCCGTTGGAGTTAGCACAGACGCAGCAAATGTTGACGCAGGATATGCGGCTATATCGCGCTCTCTTTGTGCCTTGAATTGCTCAACTGCTTGTTCTCCCGCAATCTTCTTTGCAGCCTCTTCTTGCAATTTCCCAGCCATGCCATAAGAAAGAATTCCTCCAGTTGCACCAAGAAGAAATTTTGGAACAGCCGGAACTGGAAGTCTTGATATTGCTCCGGTTGCTAGTCCGGCAGCAGTTGACGGTATAAATTCCTCCGCAAGAGTTCTTGCCACCGCTCCAAGCCTAGATGGCTTTTCCTGCGCTGGTTCAAGCAGACCCTCTGGATCTTGCGCGGACTGCTGTTGCTCAGGCCTTGGTTCCTGTGCTTTTGGCTCTAGAAGACCCTCAGGATCTTGCTGTACTTGCGCTTGCTCTACAGGCTCAAGCAAACCTTCGGGATCTAAGCCCTGCGCCATTGCCTTACGGGATGATTGAATATCCCGAATCTAAATATACTTCAGAAACTTTTTTGCCTGGCTTGGTTTTTGATTGACCGCTCCACGCGCTTTTTTTAATTCTTGACATGCTGCCATCTGGAGCTTTTAGATTTATATACTCATTTTGTGCGGCTTGAGTCTGTTCGGCTGGAGCCTGTTCAGTAGGAGCCTCTGCTTGCATCGGAGCAGAAATTTCAGGTGTTTCCATATATCCAGATCGCTCCTCAAGCAACTTCTTTAGTTCTTGTTGGCGAGCAGTTTTTTTCTCTGCATATGTTTGCCTTAATCCTCCAAGACTTCCAAGAAAATCAGGCCCATAATATACATTATTTTCTTCTTGAGCTTTCCTTGCTTCTGTTTCGGCTTTAATAGTTTGTTGTCTTTTTAAATCTATTCTTTTCTCAACATCAGCAATTCTTGCCTCGTTCATTTGGTAGGCATCGTTATCCTGCGCCATCGCAATATTCTTTCCAGCGTTTGAAATAAACGGTTGAAAATCAGGATTTGCCTTTACATCATCATATTCATCTGCATAAATTCTTGCCTTCGGCCTACCGCTTTCATCAATATCAATATATGAACGCATTGGCTTTCTAGCCTGTTTTTCTCCATCTAATTGAAAATTAAACATTGCCATATTGTTTTCCTAGTTTTTGTTAAAATGCTTTGCTAAAACTAAATAATCCTCCAAGGCCAGAGGCAACATTTCCGAATGCTTGTGACGGGCTTGTGTATGACCTAGAGATCGCCCCAACCTGCGCCCCGTATGTATTTGCAAGATAATTAGCCTGCGACCCATAAAGATTCGCAAACGTATTGGTAAGATTGACAGGAATGCTTTGATCCACCGCTTGATAAAACGGCTGTGCCGTACTAGGAGCCTGCCCAAACTGACCAGGCAACGCTTGGTTGGCCTGGATGTAGTTCTGGAACGCAGCCTGCTGTGCGCCTGTGCGTGCTTGGCCAAGGTTATAGAGCGAAGGACCGCCACCAATGAAATTGGCTGCGGCACCAAGACGTGCCTGTTGCAGCCCCTCGCGCAAGGCCAAGTCCCTTGCAGCAGCGGCTCCGGTGGTTTCGCCAGATCCAAGGAACTGCTGTGCCGCCCCATAACGCGCAAGCTTGCGTTGTTCCCCGGCGGCACCAATCTGTGCCGCTTCCTGCACTGCCGGTCCAAGACCGAAGATATTCCCACGGGCGGTCTGTGCTCCACGGATGGCCTGTTCGTAGCCACGCCTTTCTTCGGCTCCCAAGGTTGAGCCAAGGCGGAGTTGATTTAACGCCTCCTGCTCAATGGTCTGGCGCAGTTGTTCCGTCTGCGGAGTGGTGGTTGCGCCAAGGGGCTGAGTTGCCATCTGACGATATTGACGACCAAGCCCAACCGCAGTCTTATATGATTCTGGATCAATCTGGCGCAACTGTTGGGTGGCACGCTCTTCGGGCAACTGGAGATATTCGCGGAAAGAGGTGATCTGGCTGGCGGCTTCCGGGGAACCAGCGGTGATTGGCTTAAAATCCTTGATCTGTTTGGTCGCATCCGTAACCGCGCTTTGCACGCTGGTCAGATCGGACTTCAACTGGTTGACATACACCTGGCTGGATTCGCGCCGAGGGTCACCGGAAGGAAGTTGGTCAAGCAGGGTCTGCGCGGCATTAAGACGCTCCTGGATGCCAGCGATCTGGGCATTGCCACGATCAACAATGGAGTTAAGACTGCCAAGCTTGCTGGTATTATAGTCGTTTAGGATCTGCTCGTCTGATACTTGAAAGTTTAGGCGGTTGGCAAGATCGGAGGTGCCAAAATTTCGGTCTGCCCCGAATGCAGTCATGGATGGTGATTGAGCCATATTAAATTGATCTAATCCTTGTGCCGGTTGACGACCACCCGCCAGCATTGCGATTTGTTGAGCAAGGGTATTTCTTGTATTTTCCTGACTGGTAATATCCGCAAGTCTTTTATCGTAATCAGCCCTGATTCCGGCTTCTGATTTTTTGGATATAATCTTTTGCGCGGCATTGGTTGCATCGGCAATGCTCTTGTATTTTGCGCCAAGGTAGGCATCGGTTTCATCCTGTCTTGCGCGGTAACCAATGCTTTTTGTCCCTTGGCCTCCGTTATAGGCAGGAGGAGCAATCGTTACGATATTCCCGTCTTCATCAACATTGTACTTTTCTGGCAAATCTTCTGGGCCTTGCGCTATTTTTGACTGGGAATAAAGAACGTTTATTAATTTGCTAGCCATAACTTAACCTTGGAGCGGAGGATTGGAAATGCTTGTGCCAATCGTTCCGTAAATGTCCTGCGGAGGCATGGCGCGGGGGGCAAATGCCACATTGGGTTCAACCGCACCATAGGGCGAGGTTCCATAAAGACGCGCAAATTGCTGGGTCATTTGCTGGCCAAGGCCACGATTCAAAGCATACGCCTGAGGGCTATATTCATAAGAGCGACGTAATCCCTCCAGGGTACGTTGCGGTCCATATTGACGCTCAAGTTGCAGGCTGGATAGGGCGGCTGCCTGTTGGTCGAGGGCTGAAAGCTGACGCTCCAAAGAACGCTGTTGAGGCATGTACTGGATGCGAAGCTTGTTTTCCAAGGCAGCCATTTCCGGGGCTTTCTGAATATAGGTTTCAACATTCTTTTTGTAAGCCTCAGCATTGGCCTGCGCGACCGCATTAGGGTCGGGAGGCGGAGGAGGTGCCGGAATAGAAGGTCCGCCACCCATGTTAAGCCATAGCCTTTGTCATAAATTTCAAGTAATCGTACTCCTTGTATGCGCCATTGCGCTTAAACATGATCCTCCTGCGCGGACCAAAACGATCCCAAAGGATCGACAGCAGGCATTTTAGAGCCTTACGGCTCAGGGCGTTACTTATACCATCGGTACTAGTCACGGTCAAGTCAACGAACACATTATCGCCATCTTCGGTATGTTTGTAATGCACAGGATCTTGCCCATCATTTAAGCACCTGGCAATAGCCACACCAGCAATGGTGTCCCCATCCTTGGCAACACCCACCAAATCCAGCTTTTCATGCCACCCAAACCATTCCTTAAAAGTTGGCCACTTGGACTCCGGCACCCCGGAAAGCTCAATATAATCCATTGGTGTCATAGACTCTTTTGCACCTCAATGGTATCTGGGTTGGCCGCTGCCGTAATCTGGCGTATAGCCATCTTGCCAGCCGCGCTGGTAATCTTGATATTCAATAACCGCCACTTCTCGTACACCCTAAGATCGCTTGCAATACGCTTCTTGACCGAGGTAGGAAGAACGGCTGGAAGCACAAAATCAAGGGTAAGAACCGCACTGGCAATGTTAAGGTTGGGCTGGACATCAATATCCCCAACATCGCTGTCCCGCTGGATGGATATGGTGGCATCGGTTGAATAGGAATCGTCAAAGATAACCTCAAAATGGCTGCCATACTTCATGGAGAATGGGTCGCCAAAGTTGAAGTCTTTTGTTCTGATGTAAGACTGATAATCAAAAAATCCAGTTCCAGTTGATGTGGAGGTAGTGGTTGTCTGAACATAAACTCCGTAATCTCTATAATCTTGAGCAGTAAGCGCGGATGGAGATTTATACCCAAAGTATTGATTGATCTGCCCGGTGGTTGTTTTGAATGCGGCACGCAAACCTTGGTTGTCAAAATTGGTCAAGGCAAACTGCATAACCTGCGGAGTCCATGTTCCTTCAAAGGCGTTTAACGCAGTATTGTAAACAAGAATGGTGTCATTGTAGTCATTGGCTCCGGTTGGGAATGCCATGAAATATCGGTTATCGTAAAAGATTGAGGTGGCAATGTTTATCTTGGCAGGGTTAATGGATTGAATGACATCCTTGACCACCTCGGAAATGGGGATTCCAACGGAGCTAAAGTCGTCAGCCGCTGACCTGACCAGCGACCGAATGCCGTTGTCTGACAGGAAAAAGATGTCGCTGCTTACCTGAACTGCGGTATTCCCTGCCACACACCCGGTATTGTTTGAAATAAGCGAGATTGTCCAATCCGCCGCACTGGTCATGTCGTCTGGAACGGTTACCTGGAATATCCTGCGCTTCTTAAATACGATGATTCTGTTTTGATAATATGGAACAATTGCCGTGATCTCATCACCGTCATCGCCGTTAATCACTGCACTATTTGCCGAATCCCATATCGACGCATCCAAGATATCCGAGCAATAAAGCGTGTTGCGCTGGCTGCCAGATCCGACTGCAAATAGTCGATTTCCGGTATTGATTAAAAGCCTAAGATTGGATGGAGGAGGGCTTACGGTTGCCGTGGCAGTTGCCCCGGAGCCATCTCCAATAATGGTTACGGTTGGAGCAGAGCTATATCCATACCCTCCGTCAACAACAGTAACTCCTGTTACTGCGCCTCCTGCAACGGTTGTAATCAACTGAGGGTATGTTCCGCCCCATTGTGGTCCAGTGACAATGGCAGTTGCGCTGGTGTATCCTGTTCCAGCCGTAGTTACGGTTATGGCTCGAACCTTTCCTGCCTGCCTAGTGGCTATGTTGCCGTCAAAATAATACAGGTCGCCATCTCCGTCAGCCATGTACATCTTGTCATTGAACTGCGCCATGGCCACAGGCACATCATAAACAGATGAAAATCCGTCAGCCCATGCTTGGTCTTCAGATCCCCAAGTTCTGTTGACCGCACCCCAAGTCTCGTCTGCTGGGTGAATGTCCGCGCTTCCAGAAGAATTAATGCTGTAAAAACGCCCTTGGGTTACAGTCAAAAGATATTCGTATAAAGCAGTGTCGTAATACCGCATGCCACCAACTGAACCAAGCTGGCTTGTAGTAGTCGTACAAAACGAGGTGGCTCCGGTGCGGGTTTCAAGGCTACCCCTTGGCGACAGGGTCATATTGACCAGTTGGCTTACCTGGTTCTCTGCCAACAGGTCAGACTGCAATCCGCTAGCCTGACCACCCGCAAAACTGCGAATGCCGTCAAACGCCAGCAGATCGTCCAGATTGTCGGAGTAGTATGGCACCTAGACTCCCTGTGGTTTAAGCAGCCGTGATTTCTTCGGTCATCAAGTCGCCAAGGCTAACTGGGGTAATCTGCTTGACCCCACCAACCTGGCTGAGTTCATAATTGGCCATCGCCGCCAGATCCGCATTGGCTGATTGCACCACAGCCTGCGCCTTGGCGTATTGCCGTTCACGTTCCAAGGCATCGGCATGCGTAAGGGCAAGAATGACCTGGTGGACATGAGGCAGACGAAGCTCGTCATTCAGAGCCTCGGTGGATGGCGGGAAGTCAACGACAATGTTTGTGCGGGTTAGGCACTTCAGCTTTTCCACAACTCGCAAAGTTTCTGTTCCAGCCGTAGCGAGCCTTGGATAAAGATCAAGCTGGGCAATTCCGCTGGTATTGCGACCAGTAAAGTGATAAAGCACAGGAGTTCCAGTTCTTGTTTCCTCGAGCAAATCCGCATCCTGGCTGATAATTGTTGCCAAATCAATTGGGTCTACCTCGGACTTATCGTAGGAAACAGACAACGGAGTTTCCACATTGGAACCAAGTGTAATCGTACGGTTGGTTCCAACCGAGTAGGTTGAGCTGGTTACAGTCTCGCGCCATGGCGCAAAGTTCCATACCCGCCGGTAAGCCAAGCTTGCGGCTTTTTGGAGAAACAATAATGTGTCGGAGTCGGTCTTGCCGACTTTCTCGCCGGCGTATTGGGCTATTTCAGATAGGGTCATTTAGCACCTCCGGCCAGACAGACTTAATTTCTTCGGGCGTGGTGCCTGGTATTTCGGTTAAAGTCACATCCCTCAATGCTTGCTTCTTGTTGGAAATCTCTGTTTGTTTTGATTTATTTCCAGATTCAACAGAGCGCATAAAATCAATATCAAGTAAAGCAAGTTTTGATTTGCGCGCTTCCCGCCATTTATTTTTCCAGATTGCTTTAGCCTTGTCAGGGTTAAACTTAATTCCTCCATTTATTTCAAACGCATCACGAAAGGTATGGTCAGATGGAAGTTCTGAATTTTCAATAATAATATATTCAACACCAGCCTGTATGTTTTCTGACGCAAATTGTGAAATTTTTGATTCATCATCCAAGACAGGAATGATTACTCCAAGAAAACCAGCATTATTATATGCAATAATTTTAGCCATATTATGCTCCAAATACAACGACAGAAATATAATCAAGATTTGTTTTAACTGCCGCAGCCGTACAAGAAATAACCCTCAATGAGGTTGCTGACGAAATGTCTGAGCTTACAACATAATTAAACGATGAGGAAAGATTCCCATCTGCTGAAAATCCCATTCCTGTTCCAATTGATGTTTTGAAATTTACAGTATATTCTCCAGTGGCTCCATGCGTGATTGAATGGACGTTAAATGAATCTCTTATTACATCGGTTGATCCATTCCATGATGCCCATGCCTTCGCAACCCGCTTGGCCACATTAGTTGATTCGCTTGTGCTTGTTGATAAAGCATCAAAATAAATACTATTTGTACCGATGCTTGAACTTGCGGCAGCAGTGCTTACGGTTAATATTCTTCCCTTGGAATCAACATTTACAATTGGATAAGATGAAGAGTTTCCATACGTTCCTGATGTAACTCCGGTTGTTGACAGAGTCGCAGTTCCTTGACTTATTGACACATCTCCAGCAAGAGTTGTTGATAAATTTATAATAGTACCATTTGTACTGTTAATTGATCCTGAAAATGTTCCTGTTGAATTAATGATTCCACCAAAAGTTCCACCAGTAATGTTTGCAGTGCTTGATGTAAGCGATTGAATTGTTCCGTTGGTAACATTCTCTGCCGTAGCCGTCGTGGTGCCAGCCGTAAGCGTTGGAATCGTTCCAATCGTAATGCTTGCAGTGCTTGAGGTAAGATTGGGAATTGTTCCGGTGGTAATCGTTGCGCTTGTTGAAACAGTGCGATTTCCTGTGGCCGTACCGAAAGTCAACGCTCCGGTAAGGTTTAGATTTGTATAAGTTCCGCCGGTAAGCGCATCATCAAACAAATTGGATACAGTCGTCTGCCTTGGGGCATCACCTGCCGTCAAGCTTGCATCGGCAATAAGGATGCTGTCATCCGTGGCAACCGAAGTAAGGCTGGGCTGATCGGTAATTAACGCTTGGTAAATGTCAGTTCCGTCAATAAGATTGTGCAATCCAGCGGCAGTAACCGTGCCGTTGGTTGCGAAGGTCTGGGAGCGATTGAATTTGATTGCCATATTAAGCCGTCACCCTCCATGCGGTTGCGCTAACAATGCCTGTACCGATTGTTCCTTGTGATGAAGGTCCGGCAATCGCCCACCTTACAACATCGGAAGAAATAACATAAAAACTTGGAACACAATAAAAACCAGCCGCCCCAGTTGCAGACCCAATGGAATTTATGCTTCCACACACAAAATCACCAAGTTGCGCACCGGTCACACCAAATGTTCCAGTTGACGTTCCGGAAGCATTATATGGGCCTACAACTGTTGACGGGAACAACGCCGTTCCGTGTGAAACCTTTGTTACGGTAGGTCCAGCTGATCCAATCCTTGCAGATCCAACAGTTGCAGTAGCAGTTACAGAAAGTGTTCCAATCGTTGCGGTTCCTGTGGACATGGTTACACTTGACCCAAACGTGGCCGCACCATCCACAGCAAACGTGCCCGTGCTTTTAACTCCGGTAGTTGAAATCTGAAGGGCTGAAACACCAGTTTCATCGCCACTGGATACAGCCGCAAGCGTGGCTCCAACGATATTTGACCCGTAGGTCTTGAGAACCTGGTTATAGCTTGTCGAAATGTTCTGTGTGCCTAAAGTGGCCATTTATCCTCCGTTTATTAGCTTGGATTTAACGAAATCCCAGGCGACGCTGATTATAGCACCTAGTGCGCCTGCCACAAGTAGCATCTTGGTCTTTAAGCCTTCAATGGCGGTTACCCTATTGGATAGATCACCAAAGCTTGATAAAGACCTTTCAATCATGGAAATCAGGGTCATTTGACGTTCCTCCATCCTGGCCAACCTTTCTGATACGGTTGCCACCCTGTCTTTAAGGTCTGATACCTCATCAAGACTCACGACCCCTACCCTCCAGATACTTTAATGCCACGGCAAGATGGACAACAGCATCCACAATCTCGTCCCGATTCCGGCCTTCCTCCACAATCCGCTTGATGGAGCGATTGACGCTCAACAGGTGCTTTACCTTCCCAATATACTTGGTCTCCTTGACCATCGTGTTGTTCTCGGTGGCAAACTTCAACGCCTCCTTGAAACAGGCGTACTCCGAGCGCGTCATCAAGAAACGCAAACTCAAATTGGTGAGCCAGGTGGCGAGTGACTTTATCATGGCATGTTGAACTTGATTCCATCAGCCTCATCCCTGGTGCTTTCTAAAAGTCGTGATTTGTAGTCGTGATAAGCGGATCGCAGGTTGGCAATAAACTCACGCCCTTGCTCGACTTCGATGTTCGTCAACACGCCCAAAGCGGCATTGCGTTGCCAGACCTCATCATATCCAGCCTCAAGTATTTTAGCCGTCACAAGCTCACGGATGCGGGTTAGGTTCTCTTCGTGGGCTTCCTCGATGGTGCGTGTGTCCTCAAAGAATGATGTTCCGTCTAAATAATGATGAAGTATTTTGTGTCCCATATATTAGACGTATTGAAAAGCCATTACTGGAAACATTGTGTTTGCAGGTGCCCCAATAGTAAATGTTTCATGCGTACTTTGGCTATATGTTGTTGCAGTGTATGAAAATGTAAAATTATTACTCCCCTGCAAACTGCTTCCACCAATAAATTGCTTTAAATATGATGGCGTTGCATTTGTTCTTATTGTTACATTTGTTTGCGTTTCTGCTGTTAGACTTAAATAGTAAAATCCACGATTAACTGATGCTGTCGATACGGTCACATCAACAAGTGTTGATGCAGCAGTTCCGCTTGATGCGGTTGCTCCAGTAACATAGGTAGACGGAGTTCCATCCTCTGCCGACTCCCACATTGCAATGTGCATGTTTACAGCAGGGCTTCCGGCGCCTGCGGTTAAAAATGTAAGCTTATCCACAACTCCTGATGCGGGGACATAAACAAGCATAAAATTTCTTACCCTTGTACCGCTATATCCACCTCCGTCAAAATGGGCCGGAGACCATGTTGATATATATGCGCCAGTTGCAGTATTCTTATATTGAGGAAAAAGAGGAATTTCTGCAAAAGAAGCATCGCTAAATAATCCTCTTGTATTTTTACCAGCCGCAGGAGCCGGAACATACCCAGCCGTTCCAGCAGTCCCACTGCTGGCTCCAGCCATGTTTACAGGAGTTGTTCCTCCACCGCCGCCAAAAAAACCCATAAACTAACCTTCAATCCCAACCAACCTAGCTGTTCCGGTTGATGTAATGGCTGCGATTGCTCCAGTTGGAATGAATGAGCCTTCCCAAGTAATTCCCTGTCCGCTCGTCAACTGGACATCGTTGGATGGCGTTGCCGTACCATTCGTATCAATAAACACCGTGCCGCTGGTGCATTGCACCAAAAGATAGTTTCGGTTGGCTTTAGCAGCAAACAAGGTTCCGTTGGTAGTTCCGGCAGTCAGCGTTCCTGTAGTAGTTGTTCCCTTGGTTGATTGAATACCATCCGCAATATCTGCTTGGATAGTGGTAAGTAAAGCCTCAATGTCAGTAAGATTTGCGCTAATAGACATTGATCCGCCGGTAAGCGGACCAAGGCTCTCAATAATCGTATTCCACTGACGACCCATAGTGGGCCTCCTTAATCTTTGCGAGCGTAGATAGCCAAACCACCGCCGGTCAACGCAACCTGGTCGATGTCACCAAAAACAGTGACACCTGCCGTAAGGGTTGCCGTGCTGGTTGCTCCGCTAATCACAAGAGTTGCCGTGGACAGGGTAAGTGCGGTCACCGCATCGTAGCTTCCAGTATTCGTGGAAGCCGACGATGCGATGATCGTCCCACCATTACCCAATGTAAGGCGAGATAGCAGGCGCATTAGCTGTGCAACGCGATGCGGTAAGAAGTTCCGTTGAGCGTCACGTTCAGCGAGGCCGGAGCAGTGGCAACGGTGTTAACCGTGCCGCCGCTGGAAGCAGCCGTAATCTCAAACACATTGGTTTGACCCTGGGTATCAAAGCGGATCGCCCGACCCTTGGCCTTCCGTTCAGAACGTACAAATTCTTTAGCCATTTTGTTTTCTCCTTAAAGCCGCACGTTTGATACTATCTGGCGTGTATTGGCTCTTAAACCTACTGCCAAGCTTTTGTTCCTGGCGGTAGTACCCCTTCATAAGATTGGTTTGATTGACACCCAGCGGATTGTCGAGGGGTTCGCCAACCCCCACTAGGGTCAATCTTGCAGGCACTTGGAATCTTTTAAGATAACGCGGGACTTTGTCCCTTTCGGCCACAGCCTTTTCCAGTTCGACAACATTCCCATTTCTGGTGTCCTCGTACTGGTAAACAGGCATTAGCTATAGTTCTCCTTATCGGACTCTTCGGCAAGCTTCATCATTCGCTCTTCTTCCGACATCAAATCTTCACCTTCGGACTTGTCTTCAGACTTGTCAGAAGATTCATTCTCGGTCATGGCGTGTTCCACATTAACGTGGGCAATGCCATTTTCGATCATGCTGATTGTGCCAGAAAGTTCAACGGAATCTCCAACCTCCGGGGTAACATCTTCACCGCCATCGTTCACCTCGAACTTGGAGATTGGCAACATTACCATGCCGGATTTCATTATTTTTTTGTGCATTGGCTTTTCCATTGAGGAAGAAGCTGGGGAGGTTTTATCCTCCCCAGCTTTCCCTGGGCGACCCATAGCGATAACTAGGGTTCCCATTTAATTATTAGCTGTAGTTCGACTTGCTGAACAACACCCGGAAGAACCGAGGGTCGAGCTGCTTGGCCGCGTAGAACGTCTTGAAGGACGCCACGATGCGCTGGCCATACGGGTCGGACTTATCAGGAGCGTCAATGATGGTGACCTTCGGAGCGAAGGGCGAACCGGAAGCCGCCACGGATGACAGGCTAGGAACACCAAACGCACCACCACCGAGCAACACGTTCGCGTAGGCCGCGCCGGTGGCAACCGTATTCTCGGTCACGCCAGAGGCGGAGGTATTGAACGTCTGCACGTTGGTGCTGGAGATCACGCTAACGCCGAAGAGTTTTCCAACTTCGCCACGGAAGATTTGGTCCGGGGCGGAGTAGCTGGAAACCTTCAACCAATCATCATCCTGCTGGAGATCGCGGATGACGGCAGGGTGCGCCACGAGGGCGTAGCCGTCCTTGATCTTGGGAGCGCGGGCGATGAACAGCGAGGTCGCACCGTCCAAAAGGTCGGTGGCCGTGATGCTGGAGTTAGGGGTGGAGTTGGTCGCAAAGGTCGTTCCGTTGGTGCCGTTCTGGGCATAACGGGCATACGACTTGGTGGCAACGCCGGTACCAGTGCTTGTGGAAGAATCCTGCACCAACGCGCGGTGACACAGGGTGTCTGCGTGGAGGGCGGCATCTTCACCAAGCTGCTTGGTGGCCTGGGCGAGGTGCGAGAAGAGTTCGGTGGCCAAGAGAACGTCCGTGAGGATGATCTTGGAGCCGTACTGCACCAGGGTGGCTTCGACCGAGGAGAGGGTCAGATCACGCTCGTCACCGCTAACGGAGGTAGTACCTTCCGAGAGGTTGGCAATTGCGCTGATTGACGGATCTCCGAAGCGGAAGAACCGGATTGTTTTGTTCCCGCCCGTTTTGGTGGGGTAAGGAACCTTCATTGCGAACTGCTCCATTTGGAGCAAGGGGAGCGCGCGCTCCAGCAACGACTTCGAGAAGTACGTCTGGAACTGCGCCGAGACTGAACCAGTGGTAACCATTTTAGTTTATATCCTTTGTTGTGACTCAGCCATTCCGGTCAGCTTCCACAGCCATCTTAAAGAGTTCCTTTTCCTGCTCCTCCAGGGAGAGTTCATGGAACGCCTTAGTCTTTTTCGGCGCGGACGGTTGACCCGAAGCGGGCATCGTCGCTTTTCTGAGTTGGGCGATTTCTCGCTCATACTCTGCAACCTTCTTTTCCAAATCGGAGGCGGCCTCCGCCTTGATGCGGATCTTGGCGATCCCCACAGCATCCTTGATCCCGGCAGGATAATTGCGAAGGATAGCGTGGTTTTGGAGCATTTCCGATACGGCCTTGTAAAGCGCGCTGTTGGAATCCTTGAGGTCTGGATTGCTCTCGACCTCTTCCAGCAAATTTTTATCCCACGCAGACTTTAGCTCTGCCTGGGTTTTCTGCTCGATTTCCCTGCGCTCTTCCGTCTCGACTTCAGTGGCTTTTTGGTCAGCGAGTTTTGCAAGATCATCGCGGCCTTCCTCACGATAGCTCTTTGCCGCCTCTCGGTAATCTTCCGCGCTAAAGCGTCTACTTCCGCTTTTCGGCGTTTCAGAACCAGACTGTGTAGCCTGCGTTTTGGCGTTTTCAATGGCTTCGCGCTCCGCTTTTAATCTTGCTTTTTCCGCCCTGACATCCTCCCACTCTTTTTCAAGACGTGACTTGGCCTTTTCGTAACGGGTAGGCTTCTTCTCTTCGGAAGCCGACTCCGACTTGGTTTCATCAGGTTGCGTTGTTAAAGAACTTTTTGCATCCTTGGATTTCTCTTCGGATACAGGTGCTTCACTCGAAGCATCCTTTTCGTTTTTGGCTTCTTCAGCAGGCGCGGGTTTCTGCTCGGTATCTCCGCTGGCCTTTTCAGAAGCTATATGCTCAACCTTGGTTTCCTCATCCTTTTTGGGTTCGGGGATATATTCCCTTCCCTCATCGGCTGCGGCTGCCATTGCTAGCATATCAACTTCCGTCAGGTTATTTGAATCGGCCATTTGACCCTTTCTTACACTAATTGCCCTGGGAGTCAGTCAAGGCACTAGGTTAGTTTGCTACTGGTTCATCCTCTCCATCACCGTAGCCAGCAATGGCGGAGTTTAATTTTGTGGTTGCAAGCGACTCAAGAGTCGCCACGCAACCTCTAAACCCTTTAGCATAACCACAAGCGTCCGCAAGTCCCTCTGGTTTCTTCATCACCGCAGACGCATTTTGACGCAAAGTAAGATTGAGCAAGATGAGACTTAGGCGTTTCCCAGTTGGCGTGCCAAGGAATGCGGTCAACGCCTTCTCGTCTTCCTCAAGCCACTTAGGTTCCTCAACCCATTCCTGGTCCCGAATAAACGCCAGTGCTGCTTTTAATTTTCTCATAGCTTTACCGCCCATGAATCACCTTGGAAAAGTACGGCTTCCTTACCTGTAAGCGTCTCGTGTATAGCCTTTTGTACATCTTTGAAACTCCAATCGTGTCCAGCAAGCACCGCTCCGTTACGAAGTTTTGGCATCCAACCCTTGATGTCAGCCAAGACCGCTTCGTACCTATGATCGCCGTCAACATAAATAAAATCCAACTCACCATCTTTGACGAACTCCAGCGCGTCAAGACTTTTCCCGCGACTAAACATTACGTTACCAAGACCCTTGGTATTTTCTTGAAATTTCTCAAAAACAAATTTCATCGGGCATTGCTGGCTCGCCCGGTCATTGATGTCGTAGCCGTTTATCCATGGATCTACGGCAAGCACTTCCTTGAAGTATTTGGCGATGACAATCGTACCCTCACCGCTGTAGGAGCCAATTTCAACCGCCTTGCCAACCGCACCTTCTTTATTAGCCCACTCGCAAAGATGTTTTAAGCCTTCCTGTTGGAAGGCATCCCGCATTACCGGTACCTTCAAGCAGCAGTCGCAAGTGCGGGGCTGGTCGGTCCCATGTTTTCACCAATGCCCTGAGGGGCTTGCTGAATCTGGGCTTTAGCCGCATCACGAAGCTGTTTCTGGATCGCGCGGGATGTGTTTGGGTCGATCTTCTCCAGGGCAGCCAAATGCTGTTGGAGGTGCGCCATGAGTACTTGCATGGCTGCCTGGTCTACAGGCTGTTGGCGGGCTTGAGCCGCTTGGTTAAAGGCAAATAGCACAGAGATGTGAGCCTTGTGATCGTCTGAAGGTTTGATGGCCACAGGAAATCCGGTGGCAAGCATGGTGGCAATTTCGGTGGCCTGATCCTCGGCTTGGTCGCCAGAAGCGGCCTGCGGGTCTTGGAACAACCGGCGAACCAATGAAGGATCGTCCTGCTCCAGCACCGACTTGACCAATTCGCCTTGGTTGACGAAAGGATTGTTTTGGAACATCTGCATCCGGGCCACGGACTTTTGAAGTGCGAACTGGCGATTGATAAAATCCAACCCGCCCTTGGGTTCGATGGAGTACTCGGCATGGATACCTTCCGGCACCATCTGCCCGGTTTCCTCGGCGTATCGATACATCAAGTCTTTCTTGTTGTACTGCGTGTAAAGCGACCAGCACTGCTTGAACAAATGCGCCAAGCTCATGCGGAAGATCCGATTGCGTAAGTCTCCAGAAGCAGCAGCCTGACCTTGGATAGCCTGCACCTCGGTGGCAGTCTTGCGGTCCGCCCCAGAATACTGACCAGCCGCGCTCATATCGAAGTTACCCATGCGTTGTTCTGCCAGCATCCGCTCTTCCAGCATCAAACGCTGAAAATCAAACGGAGGTTGGCTGAACTGAACCGGCTTTAGACCCTGCGGAAGGATCTGGCCGGGTTGCATCTTCAGATTCGCCGTGTTGAGCGAGATCGGGTTCTGTGCTTCAAAAACGGGTCGGTTGGCAAGCTCCACATAGTCCGAGAGGCTGTTCTTGAGTTTATTCAGCAGGTTCTCGCCTGGGAGTAGGATTTCGGCCACTCCTCTTGGGCTATACCAACCGCCCCCGGTGACCTCGTATGGGAAGTCAACGAAGGGAGGTTCGCCGTGGTTGTACGGCAGAATAAAAGTCTTGCGGATGTCGGTCTGGATCTGGAGGGGGCTATAGGTTTCTACCTTCCAGCCGTCCTTGGTCGGCGTATACATTTCCCAAAGAATGATGCGATCATTCTCGCCTTCCTGAGTAATTCCCTCGCGCCGATAAATCTCATCCTGAATTTCACTTCGTAAGCCCACCGATTTGGAGGGTTTACCAGAAATGATCTTGATGAGTTCCTCGTTCTGCTTGTAAGCGGGATTTGCCTTATAGGAGTCGATGCTAGTCGAGATGATGTGTACGATGAAATCCGCATCTTTGAACTCCTTGGTGTAGGAAGGAACGATGATATGGAAAGGATCAATCGCGTCAAAGCGAATCTGCCTCTTGTCCTCATCCCAAATTACCTTGGCAACGCCACGGCCAAACAAAAGAATGTTGTCGATGACCGACACAATCTCCTTCTGGAAATTGGTCTTCTCGCGCATGTTGTAGTCAAACCAACGCTCGGCTGACACCGTGATCGGGGTCAACTGCTGGCGCATCGGGACAAAGCTGGAAAGGATGTCGTTGCCGATTGCGCTGTTTACGAAGCTAGGCTTCAGCTTCTCAATGGCAGTATCAATCAACTGAACGTGCAAATCGGCGGCAGTAGGCCAAGGCTTGATCTTACGGCGCACACCAAAGTAACGAGCCTGATAAAACAACCTCTGGCGATTCTCCCAGCTTTCCCGCTGGTTTAACGCCTCTAGGATTCTTTGATAATACGTTGCGCGTGGATTGTTGTCAGCCATTATTTCTCTCGCTCCCTATTCAGTTCGTATGACAGATCGTTGACGTAATGCAAAGCTTTTCTTGCCCAGGCTTTGACCTCAGGACTGCTGTTGCGAATTTGAACATAATTTTCATCATACATTAAATCAGTTACCGCTCCGCTTGTCTTGGTCAACGGACTCGTTGTACTGGCGCAACCACCAAGGCTTAGGGCCAAGGTCAGCATCAATGGCAGAGTTATTGTCGCGCCACTCACCCTCAATTTTGTCAATACGCTTTTCCCGCCAACCGGGGATGAGGCGAAGAACCGATGCGATGATGTTAAGTATCGCACCGATCACGAAAGATTAGTCAATCTTCAGACCAATCGACTTGAGGAAGTTGACAATCTTTTCAAGGATTGAATCATCAGCCGGGGTCGGGGTCAGTTTTACAATGATGCGGGCGGACAGAACGATGCCACCAACAGCGGCAACGATGCTAGTCCAATTAGCAGTAATCCAGTTCCATGCGTTCATAATGTTAACCTCCTGGGTCAAATCCAGCCATAACCGGGTCGTGCGACTCAATCATGGATAGAAGCGACTTCCACGTTGGCTTCTCAACGGGAAAAGTCAAATCCCATCTCATGTTACCACCATCCAGGCACAGGGCAAGGGCATCGGCTCTGTCTGGGCTTGCCAGACCCCTGGATCGCATCGAGTCCTTGGATTCCACGCCAAGCTTACCCTTGGAGTTGGTCATGCTGCGCCGACAGGTTAGTTGCGCCGTCAGTTCGTCATCATCCGGTAAAATGATCTCGGCATCCTCGATCTTCTTGGCCATGCCATACCACATCTCAGCCGATCTGTTGGTATACGCATCGTTGTCATAGGCGGTTGACCCAAAGTTAACCCGGTTGACCGGCCAACCAGATTCAGCCAGGGCATCGCACATAACCATGCCCAAACCGCTGGCGTCAGCGTAAATGTTACTGGCTTCTAGCCCAGCCTTCTTAAACTCAACAATAAACCTACCTACAGCCGCCATCGTATCCCTTTCGCGCCATGCGATCATGGGTAGCACCTTATTGCCATCCCTAATACATAGTACGTTGGCATCGCCACCGGCGGCAAAATCTACCCCGGCTACCCTAATCCCTGGCTTGAACTGAGGTGGGCTGTTAAAGCAGTTCTGAAGCTGGGTTAGGCTAATAACCAGACTCTCGTTGCCTATGTCAACAAACTCGCCATAGATCATTGACCTGGTCAACGGGTGCTTCTCGCCGTACCGCTGGATGACCTCGTCTATCTGTGCCTGAGTAATATGGGGGCAATCAAAGGCAGTAACAGCGTGCTTGGACCACATATTGGCCTCTTTGGTGAAAGCCCGGTAGAACGCTCCACTGCTACCTCCCGGTGATGAGGCGATTAGCAGTCGCGTCGGTTGACACCGACTGATGGCCTCGAACAATGGGTCAGCTACGGTCTTGGCTTCGTCCACAACCATGAGCAATGGATGGTGTTCGTGGTCTTCTGCGTGCCATCCTTCAGCACGCCCAGGATCGGTCGCAGAATAGCCTATAATGCGCGATGTGTTGCCGTTAGGGTGCAGGTAGCGGATCTCGCCACTGGTGACCTCCCAGGGGCCACCAAGCTTGGCGATTTGGGATCTCATGCTAGGCCAAAGCTGGGATTCGACTTGGCGGAAAACACCGGCGGTTGTTACGGCTATTGAGCGTTGAAAAACGAGTGCGTGCCATAGCAGGATGGCTGAAATTACTGTGCTGGTCTTGCCGGAACCATTAGCTGCACGCAGAGCGACTCGACAATCTCTTTGTTCCAAATCTGCAAGAACCTTCTTTTGCCAATCATATAAGTTTATTCCAAGAACATCACGGGCAAATGGAGTTGGCCTAGATAGGTCTGAAAGAATTTCTTCTGCGCTCTTCTTGGGGGGGCGTGGCATATTTTATATGCTCAAATAAAGCTGTGCATCATTACTTTCATGCTTTTCTTGTTTGCTAAGTTTTCTTACAAATGTTCTAACCCTATGGCAATTTGAGCAAACTATTTCACATTTAGAAATTTCATTAAGAATCGCTTTCCAACTGCTCAAATTTGATGATCCTATTTGAAATTTTTTGTATCCATGTATGTGATCAAAATCCATTGCTACTGGATGAAATATCTTTCCGCAGTCCTTGCATGGGGTTTTTGATTTGATATCAATGATATAAGCACGAATATCTCTGCTTATTTTGCTCTTGTGTCTTTTGCCATATTTCTGCCAATGTGACTTATTTTGCACTGTTTTTATGTTGCGTAATTTACACCTCTTTTTGTTTTGTGCCAGAATTGTTTAGGGGGGTTATGCGATTCTAAACCGTGGCTGGGGGCGTGGCAGGGGGCGTGGTGGTGGGGTACTTGGCCAATGATTCAGACCTGGGTTTTCTTCGTCTCATTTGCTTATGGCGTTGTTTTGGCAAATTGTGTTCTGCAAGTTGTTTATTATTAGCATTGTTATCAAAGTTGATACAATAATTATTGTTAGACTTTTGATTTTCAATTTGTTTTGGAAGTTCTTGTGCATCAACTGATATCGTTGCATTCTTGATTTGTCGTTTTTCGGTGGTCTCTGTTTTTTTTCTTGAGGCTATACCCGCAAGCATGGCAACTAAATTCCCGCTAATTCCATGCTGAACTTCACCGGCCACCTGCAATCGCGCGCTCGGCTGAGAATAATTGTACACCCTTTCCGCCATCCAAGCCTTTGCCTGCCAGGACTTTGCACCTGCAAGTTCAATATCTCTCAATAAGGATAGTTCATGCTCACGCCTGGCCTTTTTTATACGCTCCCCGAACTCTCTGCGCTTTCCTACCCAATTCTGAACAGTCTTAGGCTCAAGGCCCACAAGTTCGGCAGCCTTCTCCATTGTAAATCCGCTACGACAAGCCGCCACAATTTCGTCAGCAACCTTATCAGAATATGCGCTAGGTCGTCCGGTTTTTGCGGTTGGAGATCCGCTTGGTTCATCCATAAGCACCACTTATATCATCAAAATAATCAAAAGAAAGTGCTTGCCATGCGTTCCGCTTGCAATACTCTATCACTTACCAAGGCAAACCGCTAGGCAAGCCAAGGCAAACCAAAAGAAAGGAAACACACACAATGAGCGCACTATATGGAACACTAAAAGGAGCAAAAGGAATGGCCACACGATGCGGTCATCGGGAATTAACCACTCACGCCGCAAGTTGGGATGGAGCGGTTCGGGTGAGTCTTAACAATTGCAAGGAAACTGGCTCAACATCCTATGTTGTCGAGCTAGTGCCTTGGCACGGAAGCGGAGAGTATCGGAAGCTGGCCGAAGGAATTATGGAGAAGCGGAAATGATCTGCTTCGCCATCTACACTCGCTCCGGCTCCTTCGTCCAGCGATTCACTACGCTAGAGCGTGCTGAACTTTGGCGGAGGTTTATGGGACCTACAAACTACACAATAAGAAAGGAAAAATGGTAATATGACCAACGCCGTCTACTTCGCCCATGGGCTGATCCTTGGAGCCATCTTAGCTTCTTGGGTGGCCTTTATGCTTAGGAAATAGTCACTCCATGTCATCCCCTCCTAGCAAGGGGGGATGCAATGGATTGATTCCTGGGCGATAGCCTGGACAGTCCTAACAAACGGCAGCGCAACCGGTGACGGCGTGCGTGAAACTAAAAGAAAGGGACGCAAAACATGAACCTACCGAAATTAAGCAAAATAGTTAAAAATCCAAGCGGCTTTGATTCCTTGTCTAACTACATGGGCGAGGTCCCCGAGGACAAATGGCTATGCGTTATGACCAGGAATAGGGATTCAGATTGCCTTACCGAAAGCAACTGGAGAACAGCCCTTAAAATGCTAGGCGGTGAATCCGATAGCGTAAGAATTGATCGTTTCGGGCATTGGGCTTGTGGATGGTGGGAATCCATAAGCGTGCTGGAGGGATCTGATTCCAACAAAATAGGAATTGAAATAAGCGAAAAAATTGATTCTTATCCGGTGCTTGATGAAGAGGATTATTCCACCCTTGAGGATGAGCAGGCCGCAGAAGTTTGGGAATCATTTACGACTAAGGAAAGAATTGAATGGATGCGGAAAAACTATCGTTATATGAATTTTCATTCTATTTCCGATTTAATTGGGTGCGCTAAGGGTAAATACTTTTGCGGCCATGCCTCAGAATTGTTATCTTAAATAGTCTAAATAACCGCAAGGTTCCACCCCTTGCCGGTTTACCTATTCATCCACTTGCACCATAAATGGCAGTCCAGGCATTTTGCCTTTACAAACGGAAGCGTAGGCATTTATAAGAAACCAATCAAAATATGACCGAAGACCAAATTATAAAAGCATACCTATCCAGGCTAGGCAAGAAAGGCGGGAGCGTCACCGGTCCTACCAAGGCTCGCAAGATGGGCAAGGAACACTACCAAACGGTAGCGCAGCGTCAGCGGGAGCGTTGGGATAAGTGGAGGCTTGAAAACGGTAGGCCAGCTATTAAACGGGAGCGTTAGGAGGCTCTATAAGGAGGCGGTAAAGACGCATAGCCTATAAGGGCTATGTAAAAACGGTACTCTAGCGACCTATCCTGCAACAGCAAGCTCGGTTGCCTAACGGTAGGTCAGGCAGTGGCATAGGTTCAACCTTAAATTTGACGCTATAAGGCTTTTCTTGCTTTGCCCGCTGTCTCCTATCTGCCGCGCCACTAAGACTCTTTCTAGGCCTATCCTGGCCCGATTTAACGGTATCCTGGCGCATTGTTTTACCAGTTCTTACAAGACCAATACCTAGCCGACAGCTTGCTGGGCGGCTTAGAATCGCACTGATGCCTAGCCCTAAAGCTTCTGCGCCGGTCTGGGTTGCTCTTCTTGATGGTCATCTTGGGATCGCCATAGCGAATCGTCTTGGATTCGCCGTTTTGACAGGCACGGACTACAAATTTCTTTCTTGCTCCAGGTGTACGCCTGGGGCTGTTGCATGGTAATTCGCTCATTCGTTTCCTTTCAGATGGGTGCTTAGAGCTTTAATACGCTCCTGGTGAATTGCAAGAAATTGTGCCAATCCCTCAAGGTCTTCGGTAAGGTTTGCCATGTTCGCCTCGTAAACCTCTCTAGAGCAGTTTGCCATTATATCCCCAAAGAACCTGTCGACTAGTCCAATAGTCTTATGCAACCGGCTGTTCTCAGTTAAGAGCAACTCGATGTACGCCCAGGCAAGGTCAGGCTTTTGAATCTTCAAACCCGCCCTTCTTAGCCTTCATAAGCTTCCACACCCTAGGCTTAATGGTGGATTCGCTCTTTGGCCTGCTAATCCCAAGTTTCTTCCGGCGGTTGATGTTGGCGTAGAGTCCTTGCTTCATTGGGCTAGTATAGCACCAATGTATTAAATCAAAAATCTAGGAATTGAGACATTTCGTCCTTGGTTAACCTCTTGTGTTCCGGAACCTGCTTTTGCAAGACAAAAGCCATCTTTGATATT